CCGCGTTGGAGCCGCGGGCGGCCGGCCCTCCCATCCTCTCGCACGATCAAGGAGCAGCAGCATGACCGACCCCCGCATCGCCGTCCTGTCCGCCCTGTCCTCGCCCGACTGGCATCCCGTCCCTGAGGCGCACGGCATGCCGTGGGATGAGGCTGAGGAGTTGCTCGCGGCCTACGACGCCTCCCGGGCCGCCGCGCCTGCCGCTGTGCCGTCTGCGCCCGCCGACCGGGCCGCCGTCCTTACCGACGCCGAGCGGCAGTTCCTTACCTTCGCCCTCGACCAGGCCGCCGACGAGATGTCCTTCGGGGACGGGTTCACCGATGAGGACCGGGCCGCGCTCGACCGACTGCGCCGCATGGCCGACGAGGCGCAGCAGCCCACCCCGGACGTCGTCGCCGTCATCGTGGCTGCGCTCCAGGAACGGGCCGGGGAACTGTCCGAGCTCGCCGAGGAGCAGATGCGGCCGAGCCTGGAAGAGCGGGCGCAGGAATGGCATGAGGCCGCCGGCGTCGCGCGCCGCGCGGCCAAGGCAGCCGTTTCCGCGCCCGTACAGGAGGCGCCCGCACCGTTCACGCCACCCGCCCACTACCGGCGTGACGACGGCGTGGACTGCTGCGTCCACACCATCCCCGTCGGGCCCGACTCCTGCCCGGCCTGCCGCGAACTCGCAGACGACGAACCCACCGCCGTCGGGGCGCAGCAGCCGAAGGAGGCCTGACCATGGCCACCGAGACCTTCGGCCACCAGCCCGTCTGGATCAACGACGGCTACTGCGGCGGCTGCGAACGCTGCGGCGACACCGAGGAGCGCGAGGTGTGCGTCCGCTGCCTGCGCATGATCCCTATGGACTCCGGTCCGTGGCGGCGGGACTCCGTGGACTGGCCGTGCACGTCGGCGGTCGTCCTCGGCCTTGTGCCGCGAGAGGAGCCGACCTCGTGATCGCTGAGGCCATCGACACCCTGTTCATCGTCTGCCACGCCCTCCTCCTCTGGATCGCCGCGGGCGCGTTCGTCGCCACCGCCGCCCTGTTCACGCTCGTACTCAGCGGAGCGTGGGCCTGGCGTGCCGTCAGGAAGCGCCACGCGCCCGACTCCCGGCCGCAGCCCGTCCCGTGCGGCTCCCGCGACGCCAACGCACCCCAACGAGCCTCACAGAGGCGCACACCGCCCTCATGGGCACGACAGCCCCACGACTACGAGGACGCCGCATGAACCTCGCCCGCATCCTCGGCGCCGCCTGCCCGCTGATCTTCCTCATCGCCGCCGTCGTCCTCGCCGTCCTCATCCGCCGCGAACGCAACCGAAAGGCCCGCTGACATGGGATGGTCCAGCGCTAACGAGATCTTCAACCCCGTCGCCCGCTCCCTCATCGACGCCGGAGCCGACGACACCACCAAGCGGAAAGTCCTCGGCGACCTCATCGACCGCCTCCAAGACGGCGACTGGGACACCGAAGACGAAAGCCTCGAAGACTTCCTCGACGACCCCGCCATCGTCCAGGCCTTCGCAGACCACAACGTCCACCTCTCCGACCGACGTTGCTGCCGCGCCGAACACGCCAAAGACCCTGCCGCGTTCCTCCTCGCCATGCGGCACGGGGACGTCGAGGAAGCCGAGATGGCGCGCGCCATCGACGCCTACGCCCACCACCTCGCCGAACGGATCAGGTCCACGCGGGAGGAAACGCGGGGTGCGGTGCAGGCCACGAAGGTCATGGACTTCGCCGCGGACTTGATCGACCCGGAGGTGCAGCGATGACCCACCGCGACCCCGAACCCGACGACGACGACAACGGCCCCTGGTGCACCAAGGAGCAGCGATGACGTTCCGCTACACCGACCCCGACGGCGACCGCCACATCACCGTCAGCCCCGACAACCACAAGGGCACACCCGTCGTCACGCTCACCGTCGAAGACTGCTGCGACCACGTCATCGTCCGCATCCCCGCCGACCGCGTCGAGGAACTCATCGCAGGCATCCGCGACACCGCACGCCAAGCAGCAGGAGGCCAGACGTGATCGCCGCGCTCGTCGCCACCTTCACCCTCGCCGCCGGCTGGACCATCGGCTACCGCACCCGCCCCCACACCCCACCCGCACCCGGCTGCCCCTGCGCCGACGAGGCCGCGATCGCCGCCGATTCCGCGTTCATGACGGAGCAGCGTGCCCACTTCGACGCGATCGTCGCCGGGCTCGACATGGGCGACGCCGCATGACCGGCCCCACGTCCAGCCCGCGCGGTGAACGCGCGGGCACCCCCGGCAGCAACTGGGAGACCGCCCTCATCACCGCCGAGGTGGTCGTCGGCCTGGACGACGGCGAGTCCCCCTTCGGCTGGCGCGAGCCCGAGCCCCCGAACCGCGAGACCAGGCGCGCCATGCAGCGCGCAGCACGGAGGAAGACGTGACCGAACAACCCAAGACCTTCCCCAGCATCCACGGCCGTTGCCCCGCATGCCGAGGCGAAAGCCTGTTCATCGGGACGGGCGGCTGGGTCACCTGCTCCCGCCTCGAATGCCCCAACCCGAGCGCGGCCGACGAACTGCTGCACGGCACCCACGAGGTAGCCATCCTCACCGCCCGTGTCCTCGTAGCCGAGACCGAGTTGGAACGCCTTGGTGCAGGCGAAGAACCCGGCGGGGACCCGCTCATCGAGCCCACCCCCGGTCAATGGATCTGGCAGTGGAACCGCGCCACCCTGGAGCAGCGGCTCAACGTCGTCACCGCACTTCAGCGGGACAGCGCGCGGGGCCGAGATTGCTTCTTCATGGACCACAAAAAGCGCCTCGGCGAGCAGCGTCACGCGTGGGTGGCGCTCGCCCGAGTCCGTGACGTGATCGCCGACATGGAGAACATCACCGGGGCGCGGCACTGGGCACGGATCCTGCGCACGGCGGTCGACGGCGAGCCCGTGTCGTCCGGCCCGGCAGCGACCCAAGCGACCGAACCCGTCGACACCGAACTGACCGCCGACGAAGCCCGCGACCTGGCCGACGAACTCAGCATCGACCTCTACCGGGCGCAGGACGCCCTCGCCTTCGTCGGCGAGTGCTGCGACATCGCCGACCGGGAACAGCAGCCCATCACGACCGGCGACGTCCGCGAGTGGCTGAAGGGCGCACGATGCGGGCGGCAACTCGCAGCCGACGCCACGGCGCACCGCTACTGCATCCTCTGCGGCACCCGATTCCAACCCGGCCACACCTGCGACCCCGCCGGCCTACGCCGGGTGTACGGCAGCCTCGTCGACCGCGCCGAGCGCAGCCACGAGCGGGCCGAGCTGCTCACCGCCACCCTCCGCGAAGTCCTCAACGCGTTCACCACAGCCCGGCGAGATGACGGCGTGATCGCTGGCCACCTCCTCGAAGGCGCCATCCACCCCGACGACATGAACCGCTGGCACGCAGTCCTCAACCCGACCAAGGAGCAGCCCCATGTATGAGTACGCCGCCCGCCTCACCCGCATCGTCGACGCCGACACCTGGATACTCGACATCGACCTCGGCATGCACGTCTGGCAGCACGGTGTCCGCATCCGCGCCGCCGGCCTCAACGCACCCGAACTCTCCACCCCCGAAGGGCAGCAGGCGCGCGAATGGGTTGGCGCCTGGTTTGCGAAGCACGCCCCCGACTGCATCATGACGGTGCGCACGCAGAAGGACCGGGCCGACAACTACGGCCGCCTACTGGGCACGATCTCCACGCCGGACGGGGCGTGCCTCAACACCGACATGCTCGCCGAGGGGATAGCCGTGCCGTGGCCGCGCCCGGCCACAGACGTGAAGGAGATGTCCGGTGCCTGACCTGCACGGCTGGATCACTCAACAGATCAACGCCGTCGAGGAGACTGCCCGGCGCGCGCTCGACGAGTTCGTGTACTTCGACGTCGCCGACGAGCACGTGGCCGAGCACTACCAGCAGGCCGGGTCCCCGGCCGCCGTGCTGCGCCGGTGCGCCGCCGACCGGAAGATCCTCGCCATCCACACGCCCGCCGGCGGAACCTGGGACCCGTACGCCTGCGACGGCTGCGGCATCGACAGCGAGTACGGCCACGAAGTCCGGCACACCAACGACTGCGAGACGCTCCAGGCCCTGGCCGAGGGGTACGGGCTCACAGTGGAGCAGCGGGCGGAGTTGGACCGGCCCGAGCCTGAACGCCCGGCACCGTCTGGCCCCTCTCTCCTCCCCGATGGGCTCGCCGAAGCCATGTACGGGAACCTGATCGCCACGTTCATCGGCACCCGCCCGCTGGCGCCGTCGCCGAAGGACAAGGCGATCAAGATCCTGGAGCCGGAGCTGAAGAAGACCAGCGGGTACGTGCCCATCGCAGAGGAGCAGCCGTGACCGACCGCCCCCTCGCACCAGGCGACATCATCCACGGCCACGCCCACGGAGCGTTCGGCCGCGACCACTACGACTGCGTCCGCATCGAAGCAGTCGGCCCCGACTGGATCGTCGCCCGTACCCCGCGTGAACCCTACGAGCGGGAGCCGAGCCCATCGTTCGCGTCCGGCCGCCGGGAACTGGAACTGTGCATCCAGGCCCGGGACCGGCGGTGCGAGCACGAGAGTGGACTGTGCCCGTTCGCGGGCGAGGAGACGCCGCTGACGACGTGGCAGCACCCGGCTTGACGCCCGTGCCATCTTGAACGCGCGCCCGCCTCACCATCCCGAGGCGGGCGCCCACGCGTCACGGCGCCGTCCACACCTCGGGCCCGCCGCCATGCCACTCGATCAGGTCCGAGTTCGCCACATCCACCTCATCCCACCCCTCCAACCCGGCACGCTCAAGGAAGACGGTCAGGTCATGCAGCGAGTACGCGGTGCCGAGGATCTCCGCGTCCACACGCACCCGCCGGCCGCCTGTCGGGGACGGCGGGTACACGATCACTCGCTGCTCGGCCATGGCTCCAGCCTCGCGCGGGCTGGGCGGTGGCGCATGTCGGCGTAGCCTGACCGCGGACACACAGAAGCCCGGCCGTTCTCGGCCGGGCTTCGTCGCGTGCGGCTACTCGCTTGCTGCCAGCCGCTCCCGGTACGCAGCCTCACCCTGCATCCGGTACCTGCTCACAGTCTGCTGCGACAGGTCGAGGTCCTCGGCAACCTCACTGGTGGTCAGCCCCTGCTCGACCGCAATGTATACGCGGATCTTGAATGCGGTCTCTGCCGTGCGGGCTGCCTCGTACGACAGGCGTAGGTCTTCCCCGAGGAGCACGCGCACGTGCGGCGGCCAATCGACCCGCTTCCGCCCGGTCACGGCCGCCACTCCTCGCGGTAGCCGGGCCGGTCCGCGTAGGGCAGGGCGAGGAGCTTGACGGCTCCGTGTAGCGCGAGGAGCGCGCCAGCGGACGCGAGGTCGTCAGGGTGAGCGCGTCGGTTCTCCATCGCACGCTCGTACCGTTCGACGAGCTGCCGCTTCGCTTCGATCTCCCGCAGCACCCGAGCCGGATCATGCGCAGCGATGAACGCGCCGCGCTCCGACTCCATGAAGTCCTGCGACCCGACTGCCACGAGGTCGCCCTCTCGGCGAGTGATGACGGCGTGCCCGTCGTAATGCCAGTCGGGGCCGTCTTCCTCAGCCGCAGCCGTTGCGCGCGCCGCGTCGATGTCGAGTTGGTCGCGCAGCCACTGCACAAAATCCACGCCGCTCACTCCTCCGGCTCCGGTTCCAGCTCCTCGGCGAGGATCTGCCGGACGCGCCCGAAGCTGATGCTCAACTCCTTGGCGATCTGGCGGTAGGTCATCCCGCCGTCGCTCATTTCCTGCACAGCCTCTTTCCGCCGCCGTCTCCACTCCAGACGAGCCGCGTCCATGGCTGCGTCCAGCCGCCGCGCCCGCTCTGCGGGAGCCACATCTACGGCTACACCGGCGATGGCTTCGCGCACGCGCCGCACCTCCTCCGCCCGGTCGTCCATGTCCGTTCCTCTCCGGGGTTCGGGAGGCGGATCCTTACGTGCCGTCTTGTGTAGGAAGCCTACACGCGTGTAGCTTGACTACACAACGGTACGGAGGTCCGCCTCCACCGTGATCAACAAAGCCCCCGGTCCGGAGCTGGAACTCCACATGGACCGGGGGCACCCACCTTCAACTCCACGAAGAGGCAGGCATGCCCGAGCGTACCGATCAGCCCCCTGAGCAGCACAGCCCCCGCACGTGTACCGCGTGCAGCGGCGACGGCGGACGCACCATCAACACCAGCCACGACGGCGTCACCGTCGAGACCTGGCAGTACTGCAACGGCTGCTCCGGGACCGGGACCGCCGGGGGTGGCGTCTGATGCCGGACACCTTCGGCGGCGAATGGCACCGCCCCCGCGACAGCAAGCACCGGGATCGCCAGCGCGGCCACTCGCAGCGCCAGCTCCAGGACCGCGCCTCGTACGACAACGAGCCGCAGACCGGATGCGGCGCCCTGTTCCTGCTGCTCCTCACCGTCCTCGCCGCCGCGGCGGCGCTCCTCGGCCTGGCGCTCTGACCCACCACAGACCGGCCGGGCCCCGACTCCCCTGCGGGGCCCGGCCCCTTCAACCCGAACAGGAAGACCCACGTGTCTGACAACGCACAGCTCGCCAGAACCGGAACCGCCGGCGCCCTCGTCATCGGCACCACCGTCATCACCGGATGGTGGCTGATCGGCGTAGCCGTCGGCATAGTCGCCATCGGCGCACTCTGCATCCGCTTCGGCTTCCGCCGCGGCAGGACAGCAGGCGAGCAGTGACCAGAACCCCGAGCGCCCACCTGCACCGCTCCACCACGATCCTCACCGGTGCCGTCGTACTGCTGGCCGCGGCGGTGTGGGCCGCGCACCACGGCGTCCAGGCCGCGCACTACGGGCAGCAGACGGGCAGTCGTCTCGCCGCGGTGTGGGCCACCACGTTCCTGCTGCTCCTCACGCAGACGTTGATGTACCACTGCGAGCGGACCCGACGGCCGTCGGCGCGGGCGCGGCGCCAACTCGACGCGCTGCACGTCGCCGTGTTGATCCCCGTGTACAACGAAGACGACGGCTATCTGCGGCTCGGCCTGGAGTCGATGCTCGCGCAGACCCGCCGCCCGAACTCCGTGCACGTCGTCGATGACGGGTCGACGTCCGGGGATTACGCGCAGGTGCGCGCCTGGTGGGAGCGGGCCGCGGCCGAGGCCGGGATCACGACGACGTGGCAGCGGACCGTCAACGGCGGGAAGCGGCATGCGCAGGGCGCGGCCGTACGCGTCAGCTCGGACGCGGAGGTGTACATCACCGTCGACTCCGACTCGTGCCTCGCACCGAACGCCGTCGAGGAGATCCTCCTCCCGTTCACCCGGCCGCGGGTGCAGTCCGTGGCCGGCGTCGTCCTCGCCACCAACCACCGGGCCAACCTCCTCACCCGCGTCACGGACCTGTGGTTCGTCACCGGCCAACTGACCGACCGGTCCGCGCTGTCCGCGATGGGCTCGGTACTCGTCAACTCGGGCCCGCTCGCCGCGTACCGGGCCGAGGTGATCCGCGACAACCTCGACTCCTACCTGAACGAGACGTTCATGGGCCGCCCGGTGATGTTCTCCGACGACAGCCTGCTGACCCTGTACGCGCTGCTCCGTGGCCGCACGGTCCAGCAGCCGAGCGCCGTGGTGTTCACCGCGCTGCCCGAGCGGCCTCGTCACTTCCTCGCTATGTATTGCCGCTGGATGCGCGGCTCGACGATCCGCTCCCTGTGGCGCATGCGCTACCTGCCGGTGACCGGGTGGGCGTACTGGGCTCACCTGCTGCGCTGGTTCCAAGTCGCCCTGTCCACCGCGGTCCTGGGCTGGCTCCTGATCGTCGAACCGCTCCGGTACGGCGACATCCCGCCCGCGAGCTTCTTGATAGTGCCGTTCCTCATCGGATGGGCCCAAGCCCTCCGCTACCTCGGCGTCATCCGCTCCGACGAACGCATCCGCTCCCGCGCCGTCACCTGGCTGCTCATGCCGCTCGCCGTCGTCGGCTCGTGGACCGTGCTCCGGGTGATGCGCTGGTACGGCATGGCCACCTGCGCCCGCACCGGCTGGGGCACCCGCCAGAACGGCGCGGAAGTCACCCTCGACACCGCGCCCGCGCCGGCCGCCGTGCTGGCGGACGACGACACGGTGCGCATCCCCCTCGTGAAGCTCCGCGACCTGGAGTCCGAGACCACGTTGCAGATCGCGTTCACCGCCCGCTGACCGCCGACCCCGAGCCCACCCCCCTCGGGGACGGCCCCCTCCTCCTTGCCACCTGGAGCCCCTCATGACCACGCCGCCCGCCGCACTCGAACAGCGCCGCGCAACCGTGCGCCAACTGCACGCGGCAGGCCACTCCAACCGCGCCATCGCCCGCCAGCTCGGCATCAGCAAGGACGCCGTGGCGCGCGACCTGCGAGCCACCGAGCCACCCGTCGCCGAGCCGGGTGAGCCGCAGGCCGCGCCGGACGCGCCACCCGCCGTGACGGCCGTGCACGCCATCAGCGAGCCAGGCCGAGCCACGCCCGCGCCACCCATGCCGACCAGCGGCAACCCAGTGAAGCCGTGGCTCGTCCACGACTTGAACCCGCGACTCATCCAGGACCTCAACCTCCTCGTCGACCCGCGCACCGGCCGCCTGCCCGCGCCACTGGAGCGCGCCGTCACCATTGCCGCCGCGGCCCGGCGCGCCGCCTGGCGCGGCAGCGAGTCGAGCCGGGCGCGCGACGACCGCGCCACCGCGAGCCAGGGCGGCGCGCGATGAGCGGCTCGAAGCCGGGCGCCGACGAGCTCCGGATGCGCGGCATCCTCCGCAAGCGGGGCGTCGGGTATGACGCCGGACCCCCTGCTGCCCCACCGGCATTGCCTGCCGGGTACGAGCCCGCGCCGGCCGCCGACGACTGGTGGAACGACCTCTACGACGAGGACGACCCCGGGCCCGTCGACGAGGAGGAACCGGCGGCGAAGGGCAGCGCGCCGTCCGGGCCCGGCTGGTGGCAGACGCAGCCCGACTACTACCCGCGCCCCCACATGCCCGCTGTCCTCACCCGCACCCGCGACCGCGCCGACGCCGCCCTGAGCCCCAAGTCACGCGCCGCCCTCTACAACGCCAGCGCGGCCGGCGCCGGTTGGATGCTCGGCCTCTACCAGCAGTTCGCCCACGCCATCGCGGACTGCGGCACGCACAGCATCAGCGGCGCCCTCGTCCTCGGCCTCGGGTCGTGCCTGCTGATCGCCCACGTGTGGGACAGGCGGACCCGCCACTGGTGGCCCGGCATCGCATGGGTTGCCCGTATCCCGCTTGCCACCGCCCTTACTGCGCTCGCCCTGTGGGCGCCCGCGTCCGCCTGACCAGGAGACCTACAGCATGTTCACGAACATCGTTGCCGCCGCCCCGGCTATCAGCGTTGAGGGCGGCCGCATCCTCGGCTCGGTCGGTGCCGGGGGTATCGCGACCGCGCTCACGGTGATCCTCGTCGCGGGGATCCGTGAGCCCAAGGGTGGTGGAGGAGGGGGCGCGCCCGGCGCGGGCGGGGGTGGGAAGAAGGGCCGCATCCGGAAGCGGCTGACGTCGGATCAGGCGCAGTGGACGGGTGTCGCCGCGGGCACGTTCTACATGACCGCGGGGTCCATCTGGACTGTGGGGAAGAACCTGTCCGACGCGTTCGCCACCGTGTTCACCGGTGGTGGGTTCGGCACGGCCGGACTCGGCGCGGTCGCGCTGCTCCTCGCCTCGATCATGTACTTCCGGGAGCTGGCCCCCGGGAAAGCCGCGGTCACCGGCATCGTTGCGGCCGGGGTGTGGGCGCAGGCGGGCGGCGTCTGGGGCCTGCCTCAGGCCCTGATTCTGACCGGTGTGCACGCGGTGGGCGCCCTCTAATGGAGATCATTAAGGACGCAGGGGAGCAGCCCACCCCCCGCCTGCACCGCAGGCTCGCCGCCGAAGTCCGCCCCATCCTCGCCGTCCGCGGCGCCGGAACTACGCTCCTCGCAGGGTCCCGCATCCTGGCGCGCCGCGGCTGGACGCTGCTCGCCGAGCACGTCGACGGGTGGGAGCGGTATGCGGCGCTCGCGTTCGGCGGGTACGTCGTCGTGTACGCCTGCGGCCACGCCCCGCACATGGCCCGGTTCGTCGTCCCCGCGGCCGTCGTCGCGTGGTGTGCCGCCGCATGGTGGGTGACCCCGCCCGCGCCGGCCGTCGAGGAGCCCGAGGCCGCACCCACCGCGGAGGCCCCGCAAGCCTTCACACAGTGGCTCCTCGACACGATCGGAGACCGGCCCGGCATCCACCTCCGCGAGCTGTACCCCGCAATGCGCCGGCTGCCCGGCTGCGAGAGGCACGACGACGCCCAACTCCGGGCCGCACTCCAGACCTTCGGTATCCCCGTCCACCGCAGCCTCCGTATCGGCGTCGTCGCGGGCCGCTCGGGGGTCCGCCGCGGCGATCTGGAAGCCCTCCCCTCGCCCGACAGGGAGGACCCCACGGAGACCTATGGAGACGCAGGTCAGAGCGCCGATTCTCCACCGCTCTCCACGAGCGGAGAGGGGCACTGACATGCCGTACGAGTACCGGTGCCGCGTGTGCCGCGCGGCCAGCCCACCCGACACCAGACGCGCCGCCGAGGCGTACCGGCAGGAGCACCGCGACATCGAGCACGGCGGTCTCGTCCCGCGGGGTGAGGCGATCGTGCGTGTGCCAGGGAGCACCCCGGATCCCGACGCCCGGTACGTGAACACGGGCGGGCTCCTCGGTGGTCTGGCTCTGCTTGCGGTCGCCGAGTTGGTGGCGCGGGTGCTGGGCCGGTGACCGGTTGCCCGGACCGCCTGTACGCGCGGGCGGTGCGGGGAGCCGGGACAGGCCCGCTCCGCGAGAGGACCCCATGGACTTCATCCGCTACCGCGTCGAGGACGACGGCGAGTTCCTCGACGAGTTCGGCACCAACTCGCCGGACTTCGCGAAGGAGCGGATCGACCGGATCCGCAAGTACCGCCCGAACCTCACGGTCACCGAGACACCGGACAACGGCTGAAACGGCCTGAGTTGACGCGCCCTGTCACACTGGCGGCAGGTCGTCAGTGCCAGGCCCGTCACGCCTCACCCCCCGGTGCGTGGCGGGCCGTCCCACACCAGCACAGCGATAGGACACAGCTCATGAAGGACCGCACGCCGCACGTACGTCGCGTGCACACGCCGCTCGCCGACATCGACCCGCAGGGCGCCGTCACCGTGCGCGCCACGGGCCGCGTGAAGGACATTCCCGGGCGCCGGCCGGTGAAGCCGATCACGTTCGACTCGGCGCTGTAGCCCCACGCGCGAGGCCCCGTCGGCGAGTTCGGCGGGGTCTTCGTCATGTCACAACAAGGACACACCGTCTCCACACGGGGTGCAGCAGGGCGCATCATGCCCTCCAGCACACCGAGAGTCCTGGGGGGACGCGATGGCGAGTTACAGCGACGTGCAAAAGGCCGTGCGCGTGGAGAAGGCGCGGATCTGGTTCGCGTGGATCTGCGGCAACATCATCATGGCGATGATCGCGAACGGGACGAAGAACATCCACATCGTCAGCGTGGTCACGCAGGTGCTGCTGGTGGTGGTATTCGTCGCGCTCACCGTCGCCCTGTTCCGGATGACGGGCGCGCTCAACCGGAAGGCGCAGGCGTCGCGGCGTGAGGTGCTCGGCGACGACTACCAGTGACGTGGTGAGTCCCCGCTCCGGGTGTCCGGGCGGGCCTTCGTCATGCGGTGGGCTCGCGGTCCGGGCGGATGCCGAGCAGTCGCGGCGGGATGTGGTAGGCGCGGTAGATCGCCGCGCGGAGCTGGTCGGCCGGGGAGGCGTGGGGGTGGCGCTCATAGGTGTGCCGGTCGAGTTGATGCAGGGCGCGCTTCCGGCTCGGGTACGGGCGGTGGCTCATCCGGTCGGCCCCTCGCGGGGTCGCATGCCGGCCCGGATTCGGAGCATCGCGTCCTGATGCTCGTTGATCTTCTGGAAGGTGTCGAGCATCTGATCCGTAACCTCCCGCTCGCACCGGTCGCAGGTCCATCGGGTGCGGGTGTTGAGCCACAGCCAGGGCTTGCCCGTGTCGTTGCCGCACCGGTCACAGGGCGGGGCATCAGGCCGCGCGGGCGTGGGCTGCTGGACGGGCTTGGCCGCGAGGTGCCGGATGAGGAGGAAGGCGATCGCGAGGCCGATGAACGGGCCTGACGCGCCCACGGCGATCATCGCCCCGGTGCTCATGTGGTCGGCTCCTCGCCCGGACGCACCGGCTCGGGCGGGTAGTCCACGCAGTCCTCGGTGTGCCGGATCGCGACGGCGGTCCCGTCCAGGCGGCCGACGATGACGCGGACGTCCTGGGTCTTCGGGGTGGCGTGGCAGTGGGGGCAGTCGATTTCGCCGCGGGGCTTCTCGCTCATGCGTTCTTCTCCTCGCCGCCCACCGGGCGCTCTCGAAGTGCTGCCACCTCAGCCCGCAGGCCCTGGATCGTCCGTACGAACTGCTCGGTCGTGTGGGTGCCGAGGTGTTCGCGTAGCGCCTGCTCGACGTGCTCGAAGTCCTGGCGTACGGCCTCGCCTGCCATGTGCTGGATCGCTTCGGCGGCGCTCTCGAAGGTGGCGTTCGGGTTGATCCAGACGGTGCCGGGGATTGGCGCGCGGTCGTAGTGCCAGCCGCATTCGAGGGGGCAGAGGTAGCGGGTGGTGCCTGAGGGTGGTGCCGCACTGCTCATGCGGTTGCCCCCTTCTTCGGCCGGCCGCCCTTGCGTGCTCGGCGCTCGGTCAGCTCCCGCTCGGCTGCGGCGAGTTCGGCGAGCTCCTGCTCGTTGCCGTGCTTCTCGATGAAGTCGCGGACGTGGTCGACGAGGTCGGCGCTCCGGTCAACGCCTTCGCGTGCGGCGGCTGTTCCGTAGGCGTCCCACATGCGGCGGGGGATGCGGAAGCGGGTGGCGAAGGTGTGGTCTGCGGTGGGCTCTGCCATGCCCTTATGTTCCCACACGGATTTCTCAGCGCAACCCCTTGTGTGGGTACACGGTTCGGCGATACTGTGTACCCACAAGGAAACGAACGAGGGGGACCCGATGAGGCACACGGCGAACGAGACCACCACCCAGACCCTCACCCGCCTCATCAAGGCCCTCGACAAGCGCCACCCCGTCACCATCACCTACACCAAGGCCGACGGCACCGAGACCATCCGCACTGTCGAGCTGTACGACATCGTCGTCAGCGCCGCCGGCGACATCCTCCTGAAGGGCATGGACCGCGACAGCCAGGAAGCGCGCTCCTTCCGGCTGGACCGCCTCGTCTCCTACACGACCCACAGGACCGAGTACACCGTCGAGCGCCCCGCCGCCGACGAGCCCAAGGCGCGCCCCGCCCACGGCCTCGCTTCGGTCACCGTGCTCTACCCCGTCGACTGCCCCATCACCACCCGCGTCCAGCTCCTCGCCGACGCCCTCGCCGCTTGACCCGCCCGAACGCCACCTCCGAGAACGGAGCGCAGATGAACACCACCGCCCACACCGCCGAGACCCTCGCCGCCCGGATCCTCAACACCCTCACCGACCGCCTCGACGAGAGCGCCACCCTCACCCACCCGATCGGCGGCCACCAAATCCCCCAGTGCATGACCCAGGGATGGCTCGACACCACCCTGTGGGGGTCCGCCAGCGCCCTCGACCGCATCCCCAACAGCAAGCTCCGCGCCGAGGCGTGGACCACCGCCCGCGACATGCTGCCCCCGGTTGACGGGACGGTCGCGGAGTACGCCAACCAGCTGCGCGCCCTCGCCGCCCGCCTCCTGAACCCGAAGGGGCCCGACATGGCCACCCAGAACGACAAGATCCGCGTCACTCTTTCCACCGACGACCTTCGCGAGCTGCTCTGGGAACTCCAGCTCCGCGGTATGCCGGGCCCGACCACGGGCGACGAGGCGGCCCGCGCCATCGCCGCCCTTCAGGAGGCGTTCGACAAGCGCCGCTGACCTCACACGCCGAAGCCCCGACCCTCACTGAGGAGAACCCCCGTGGACAAGCTGAACCCCGACGCCCTCGCCGAGTGGGGCGACGAAGACGGCGCACCCGACCAAGACGTACGCCCCAACGTGCAGCGCGACGTCACACCCGAGATGATCGCGGCCTACGTGATCGAGGAGGGCGAGCTCCCACGCGAGAGCGCCGACCCGTTCGGCGAGTACCTGCACCAGGCGTGGAACGACTACGTAGAGAACGAGGAGCTCACGCAACGGGCCCTGATCTCCGGGGCGCTGGAGTACTGGCGGGGCCAGTAGACCCGCGCACGCCGAAGGCCCGCCCCCTGGACGCCCAGTCAGGGAGCGGGCCCTCTCGCGTGCGCACGCTGCCACCCAGTTGCACACCCTCGTTACCATCAAACCACGACAACCGGTAACAGGAACACGGAGGCGGGCAATGGCCAACCCCAACCAAGACGCCCGCAGCGGCGGCAAATACGTCCGCACCCCCGAAACCGCTGAACGCGACGCACGCGCAGCCGCCCTCCGCGCCGAAGGCCTTACCCTGCAACAGATCGCCGACGAACTCGGCTTCGCCGCCAGGTCGTCCGCCAGGGCCGCAATCCGCCGGGCCCTCCGCGAGATCGTCCGCGGCCCTGCCGAGCAGCTCATTGCCATGGAAGCTGAGCGCCTCGACACCCTGTACGAGGAAGCCCTCGAAGTCCTCCAGCGCAACCACGCCACCGTGTCCCACGGCAAGGTCATCAAGGACGACGACGGGAACCTGCTCCTCGACGACGGGCCGAAACTCGCCGCGATCGACCGGCTCGTGAAGGTCCGCGAGTCCTACCGCAAGCTCCTCGGCCTGGATGCTGAACAGAAGGTCAACGTCAGCGGCAGCGTCCGGTACGAGGTCGTCGGCGTCGACGACGCGGACCTCACGTGATCAGGCCCGAGCCGTCCCCCCAGGACATCGCCACATGGCTCCGTGACCCGTGCAACCGGGACGCCGTCGCGGGCGTTCTGCGCCGTGAGGCCCGCTGCGGCGCGCCGTGGCTGCGGGAGTTCATCGAGCGCGAGAACCGCGCCCGTCGCCAGGGCTTCGCATGACGACCGCGCTCGACCAGGACGCCATCGTCCGGTACGAGCCGCGCGGCGCCGCCCGCGAGCTCTTCAAGACCCGGGACTCCGAGGTCGTCCTCGCGGGCCCGGCCGGCACCGGCAAGTCGCTCGCGGCGCTGTTCCGCGTCCACCTGGCCGCGCTCCACAACCCCGGCATCCGCTGCCTCATCGCCCGCAAGACCGGTGTGTCGCTCACGTCTACGACTCTGGTGACATACGAGAAGAAGGTCGCTGCGGACGCGCTCACGCGAGGCATCGTGACGTGGTTCGGTGGCTCGGCCCGTGAGGCAGCCTGCTACCGGTACTCGAACGGGTCCGTGATCGTGGTCGGTGGCCTCGACAAGCCGGAAAAGATCATGTCGTCGGAGTACGACCTCGTGTTCGTCGACGAGGCCACCGAACTCACCAAGACGGACTGGGAGTCCATCTCCACCCGCCTCCGCAACGGCGTCCTCTCCTGGCAACAGCAGATCGCCGCCTGCAACCCGTCCCATCCCACGCACTGGCTGAAGCAGCGCACCGACGACGGCACCGCCCGCATGCTCGTCTCCCGCCACAAGGACAACCCGGCCTATGTGAACGCCGACGCGACGCTGACGCCGAAGGGCGTGGACTACTTCGCCAAGCTCGACAGGCTCACGGGCGTACGACGGCTGCGGCTGCGTGACGGGAAGTGGGCGGCCGCGGAGGGACAGATCTACGAGGCGTGGGACGACGCGATCCACCTCGTCGACTCCGTCAAGCCAACGGCCGCATGGACGCGTTGGGCCGCGGTCGACTTCGGATACACGAACCCGTTCGTCTATCAGGACTGGTGGGAAGACCCCGACGGCCGCCTGTACCTGGCGCACGAGATCTACTACACGCGGCGTCTCGTCGAGGACCACGCCAAGAACATCAAGAGCCTGCTGTTCTACCCGTCCGGCCAGCCCCGCAGCCAGCTCCCGCGCGCGATCTATGCCGACCATGACGCGGAGGACCGGGCCACCCTGGAACGCCACTTGGGTCTGTCGACGAAGCCCGCAGCGAAGACCGTCAGTGACGGCATTCAGGCGGTGCAGGCCCGGCTCCGGGTGCAGGAGGACGGCAGGCCGCGCCTGTTCATCGCGCGGGGCGCACTGGTGGAGCGGGACCCGGAGTTGGAGGCGGCGTCGCTGCCGGCGTGCGGTGCGGAGGAGATTGCGGGCTATGTGTGGGCGGTGAAGCCGGGTAACAGCGGTGGTCTCAAGGAGGCGCCGGTGAAGGAGAACGACCACTCGATGGATGCGCTGCGGTACATGGTTGCGGCTCGGGATTTGGTGGGCGGTCCGCGGGTGCGCTGGCTGTGATTTCTGGAGGATTTGCGGTGATGTGGTCCAAGCTCGCCATTCGGCTAAAGAATTTGCGGTCAGCTGGCTTGTTGACAGGAGGATTTACACTGATCTCGACTGGGCTCGGAATGCGTTACGGCCTATGGATCGGCCTGCTCATCGCCGGACTCTGCGCGATCGCCTACGAGTGGCACCTCAGCAGGCCACCCACGTAACCCGAGGGGAGGGACCCGGTGGGAAGAAGCTTCCTCGGCTCCCTCGCCAACGCGGCGACCTCCCTCCGCACCGCATCCGCGACGCCGCCCGTCCCCTTCACGAGCCGCGGCCAGTCGTACGGCATGTTCGGCGCACGCCGTGACGCCGAAGGCCAGATGCGCGCCATGTCCGCAGTGGGAACGCTCTTCGCGATCGTCGACCGCACCTCCAACGCGACCGCGCTGGTGGACTGGAAGCTGTACCGCAAGGCCAAGTCGGGCCGCGACGAGGACCGCGTCGAAGTCACCAGCCACGCCGCGTTGGACCTGTGGAACCGGCCGAACGCGTTCATGCCGCGGCAGGAGTTCGTCGAGTCGTCCACGCAGCACTACGACCTGACCGGCGAATCCTGGTGGGTGATCTCCCAGCACGCCGCGTCGTCGCTGCCGCTGGAACTGTGGCCCGTCCGCCCCGACCGCATGACCCCCGTCCCGTCGCGCGAGCAGTTCCTCGCCGGGTACATCTACACGTCACCGGACGGCGAGCAGATCCCCCTCGATCTCGATCAGGTCATTCAGCTGCGCCGGCCGAACCCCCTGGACCCGTACCGCGGGCTGTCGCCGGTGCTGTCGATCCTCCCCGACCTCGACACCTCCCGGTATGCGGCCGAGTGGTCGCGTGCGTTCTTCATCAACAGCGCGCAGCCCGGCGGCATCCTCCAGTTCGATCAGCGGTTGTCGGACCAGGAGTTCGACGAGCTTCGCGACCGGTGGGCCGAGCAGCACAAGGGCGTCGCGAACGCCCACAGGGTCGCGATCCTGGAGCAGGGCAAGTGGGTTGACCGCACTGTGTCGCAGCGCGACATGCAGTTCGTTGAGCTGCGGGGCGCGACCGCGGACCGCATCCGTGAGGCGTACGGCATCTCCAAGACCGCGATCGGTGACTTCGAAGACATCAACCGGGCGTCCGCGCTCGCGGCGAAGGCGTGGTTCGCGGAGCAGCAGACCATTCCGCGCCTGGAGCGGATCAAGGCCGCGCTCAACTTCGAGCTCCTGCCCATGTACGGGCGGACCGCGGACAGCCTGGAGTTCGACTACGAGAACCCGGTGCCAGTCGACGCGGAGACCGAGGCGACGCAGCTCACGGCGCGCGCCAACGCGGCAAAGGCGCTGGCTGACGCAGGGCTGTGGGACGCGGACGACATCCTCTCCGCGGTCGGCCTCCCGGAGATGCGGCGGACCGTGGCGCCCGCGCTTCCTGCGGCGGGGCCCGCGGCGTCGTGGGATGAGGCGGTCGCCGGGCTGATCGGCGGCGGTGGCGGCGACGGCATCGAGGCCGCGATGCGGTGGGAGGCCGTCGCGGTCATCGATGACGACACCTGCCAGCCGTGCGCGGACAACGACGGTCAGCTCTACCGCAACCGTGCGGCAGCGTACGCGGACTACCCCGGCGGTCAGGGCTACAAGGACTGCGTCGGCGCCGAGTTCGGCAACAAGTGCCGCTGCAAGGTGATCAAGCGGCGCAAGACGGGAGACGACGAATGAGCCGGATGCAGGGCCTCACGCTTCCCGCCAAGGCCAGCGCATTCACCGCGCGTCAGCGGGAGCAGGCTGACAAGCTGCGCGCGCAGCACGGCATCGAGGCGCAGTCCTGGTACCGCATCACCAACGCGGCCGACTCGGACGAGGCCGAGGTGATGCTGTACGACGAGGTGGGCGGCTGGTACGGCGCGACCGCGGATCAGTTCATCGCGGACCTGCGTGGGGTGACTGCGCCGAACCTGCGGGTGCGGGTCAACAGCCCTGGTGGCAGCGTCTTTGAGGGCATTGCTATCGCCAACGCGCTGCGCTCCCACCCGGCGAACGTCGTCGTGCAGGTCGACGGGATCGCCGCCTCCATCGCCTCCGTCATCGCGATGGCCGGGGACCGCGTCGAGATGGCCCCGAACACCATGCTCATGATCCACGAAGCCAGCGGCCTGTGCATGGGCAACGCCGCGGACATGGCCGAGATGGAAGAGCTCCTCGACCTCATCAGCGACAACATCGCGGACGCGTACGCCTCCCGCGCGGGCGGCACCCGCGAGCAGTGGCGCGAGGCCATGCGCGCAGAGACTTGGTACCTGCCCGACGACGCCGTCAAGGCCGGCCTGGCGGACGAGGCGACGCAGACCCCGAAGCGCGGGGAGCCGGTGACCGAGCCGGGCGAGGACGAGCCTGCCCCGGAGATGCAGAAGGCATTCGATCTCACCGCGTACGGCTACACCGGGCCCACGCAGACGTCCGAGCCCTCGGCGAGCGAGCCGACGCTCACCATCAACATCGGTGCGGCTGTCGACGAGGACCTCATCGCTCGGCTGCGTGCCGCGGTGCAGCCGCCGGCCGCAGACCCAGAGCCTGTGGCCGTTGCCGACCCGGAGCCTGTGGACGAGCCAGAAGTCCCGGCCGAGCCCGAGCCTGTTGCCACAGCCGAGCCCACCGAACCCGCGGAGACCGGCACCCAGCCGGACAACGCAGACGACGACTGGACGGCCATGGTCGCCAGCCTCATCCCCGACGACGGCGACACATGGTCGGCGCTCGTCTCCAACCTGATCGAGCCCGACACGTCGTCCAGCGCGGCGACGGCCTGAAGGAGGCAACTGTGGCACCCACGATGACCATCCCGCGCAACGCCGACGAACTGGCGGAGATGCTCGCCGACGGCTCCAAGCTGAAGGAGGTCATGGCCTCGCGAGAGTCCCTGACCGAGTTCATCACCGCCTACGGCAACGCCCTTCAGGGCGAGGGCACCGACCTGAACCGGCTGGTGGCCGAGGAGACTCAGCGGGTGTTCGCGCAGATGATGCGCGAGAACGGCATGTCCGACGCGAAGGACGGGATCAAGCGTCTCGACCTCGACCCGCAGGCCAAGCGCGGCGGCGGGATGCTCACCTCCCACCGACAGGGCACCGCCCACAACGCCTCGGCCCCGGGCGCGGCGGTCGACAAGCACTTCGAGAACTCGATCGACTACGTCCGCAACATCTGGCACAAGAACCCGTCCCCTGATGGGGACAAGCTCGGTGCGCTCCGCAACGCGGCCTCCTCGGTTTCGCCGGCGGACGGCGGTTTCCTCGTCCCCGAGACGCTCCGCTCGCAGCTTCTCCAGCTCGCACTGGAGCAGGCCGTCGTCCGGCCGCTCGCCACCGTGGTCCCGATGGAGTCGGCCCGGGTCCCGTTCCCGATGATCGACACCACCACGAACGCAGGCTCCGTGTTCGGCGGGATGGTCGCCTACTGGGGTGAGGAAGGCGCAGCGCTCCAGGACTCCAACCCCAAGTTCGGCAGGGTCGAGCTCGACGCGAAGAAACTGACTGGTCTGTCAGCAGTACCGAACGAGCTGCTCCAGGACTCCATCACCTCGTTCTCCGCGCTCATCGAGACGCTGTGGCCGAAGGCCCTCGCGTTCGAGGAGGACAACAAGTTCCAGACGGGGTCTGGCACGGGCGAGCCCCTCGGCTTCCGTGGCGCCGGCAACTCGGCCGCGGTCACGGTGACCCGCACCACCGGCAGCAAGATTCAGTACGTGGACGTCATCGCCATGTACGCCCGCATGCTGCCCTCGTCGCTGTCCAACGCAGTGTGGATGTGCTCCCCGGACGCGCTACCGCAGCTGCTCCAGCTGTCCCTCACCGTCGGCACCGGCGGCAACAGCGTGTTCGTCGTCAACGCCGCCGCCGGAATGCCGATGAGCATCTTCGGCCGCCCGCTGATCATCACCGAGAAGGGCGGCGTCCTCGGCTCCCGCGGCGACCTCGCGTTCGTCGACCTGTCGTACTACCTGGTGGGCGACCGCCAGATCATGACCGCCGACTCCAGCACGGACTACGCGTTCGGCAACGACAAGACGACGTTCAGGATCATCCAGCGCGTCGACGGCCGCCCGTGGATCCAGTCCGCGATCACCCCGGCCAACGGCAGCACGGCCACGCTCTCCCCGTTCGTCGAGCTGCTCTAACCCACCCCGGCCGCCGTCGGCAGTAACGCCCCGGCGGCGGCTTCCACCAACCCGGCAGTGTCGCCCCGGCGCGGCCCCCAGACGGAAGGAACACCCGATGTCTCAGAAGGCACTCGGCAGGCTCATCAACACCACCCCCGCTGCGGACGGCGTGTGGATCGCGCTGAAGGGCGCGGCTGCGGGCGTCACGTTCTCGTGCTACCTCACCGGCGCGGTCGGCGACACGTACACGCTTCAGGAGGCGAAGGACTCCGCGGGCACCGGCGCGCAGAACCTCCTTGCGATCACGGAGCGGTACACCTGCACCGGCAACGGCTCGGACGCGTGGACCCGGACGCCGCAGACTGCGGCTGCGACCGTCGTGACTACGGCCACTGCCGCGCAGAACGCGATGGTGTGCGAGGTCGAAGGCACCAGCCTGAGCGACGGCTACAAGTACGTGAAGCTCACGAGCACAGGCGCGGGCACTGTGAACGCGATCACCCGTGACCTGGGAGCGCAGCGCGCCCCGCAGAACCTGCCCGCGACGGGCGCCTGATGGCTGTGTGGACGTGCGCCGACTGCACCGCCGACTACTCGGTGGGCGCTCCCCAGTGCCCGCAGTGTGGGTCGGTGGTGCGGATCGACGAGAGGCCCCGGCCGAAGGAGGAGGGCAACGACATGCCGAAGATCACCGTGCACGGCGGCCCCAGCAACGCGGCCGCCAGCGAGGGGAGTGAGGACGTATCAGCTGGTACGAGCTCATCGACATCCTCCGCGAAGGAGCCGAGCTCGCCCGAGCCGAGCGAGACGCCGGCCCCATCGCCTGCCCCCACGACGGGGAGCCGCTCTCGCAAGGGCCGGACGGGGAGCCGTTCTGCAAGTGGGACGGCTGGCGGCCCGGCGGCCGATACGTCGGCTGCTGACGACGCCTGACCCCCTGTACGCCCCGACGAGACCGAGAGGAGGTGACGAGAGATGGTCGTGTACGCGACCCGCGAGGACGTGATGCGCGCCCTCGACTCCAAGCTGACGGCCCGCAACAGCACGCAAATCGACCGCGCGCTGGAGTCCGCGAGCCGCGACATCGACTTCCTGTGCCACCGGACGTTCGCCCCGGAGACCGACACCCGGTACTTCGACTGGCCACCCCGGCAGGGCATGACGCCGTGGATCTTGCGGCTCGACGACAGCGAGATCATCTCCGTCACCACCCTCTCCTCCGGCGGCACTACCATCGCCGCCTCCAGCTTCCTCCTGGAGCCCAACCGCAGCGGACCCCCGTACAGCCGGGTTGAGATCAACCTCAGCGCGAACGCCTCCCTCGGCGGCGGCAACACCTACCAGCGCGACGTCACCATCACCGGCCTGTTCGGGTACCGCAACGACGAGACCACCGCTGGCACGCTCACGGCGGCCGTCAGTACGACAACTGCGACGAGCCTGTCGGTCAACGCTGCGGCGTCCGCGCTGCTGGGTGTTGGCAGCGTGCTCCGTATCGACTCCGAACGCCTACTCGTCACCGCCCGCGCCATGGCCACCACCAGCCAGACCCTCGGCGGCAGCGGCCTCACCGCTCAGGCCAACTCAGTGACGGTCGCGGTCACGGACGGCACCGCCTACGCGATCGACGAGATCATCCTCATCGACAGCGAGCGGCTCCTGGTGGTCGACATCGCAGGCAACAACCTCACCGTGAAGCGGGCACGGGACGGCTCCGTCCTCGCCGCGCACACGGCCGGCGCGACCATCTACGCCCCGCGCACTCTCACCGTCATCCGCGGCGCACTCGGCACGACTGCGGCCACTCACGCCAACAGCACCGCCGTCCAGCGCTGGGATCCGCCGGGCCTGGTCCGGGACCTGACGATCGCTGAGGCCATCGGTCGGCTCACGTCGGAGACGTCCGGGTATTCGCGGGCGCTGCGGTCCGGCGAGGGGTCGAGCGAGCGCAACAAGGATCAGGGTGCGCTCAAGTCTCTGCGGGACAGCACGTATGACGCGTACGGGCGGAAGGGCCGGGTGAGGTCGGTATGAGCATCGACATCGAGTTCCGGGGCCCGCTGTTCGACGGCCGGGCCGAGCGCGCGATCGAGCGCGCCTGTGATGACGCGCGTGACGACGTCGCCGCCTACGCAGAAGAGCGCGTCCTGATGGGCACGTCCGCGAGCTTCAAGACGCGCACTCCTTACTACGAGACTCGCGTCACCACGACCCGGGTATCGAGCGAGGTGTCCCTCGTCAACGACCAGGGCGTCATCTACGGGCCGTGGCTGGAGGGCGTGGGCAGCCGCAACGCGCCGGTGACCCGGTTCGCTGGCTATCACTTCTGGCGCGACGCGAAGCAGGCTGTCGTCGCCCGGGGCCCGCAGATC